TTAAATTGTTGGGCAGTCATCATCGCTCAGCGCACGGTTGATGAAGAACGTCACTCTACCCAATACCTCAACTTCTTCCAGCGCAGACCCTTCGATCGCTTCGCCGTCGTCTGTTATGAGCGATCGTCCCATCAGCTTGGCAAACTGTGTGTGTCCGTCGCACAAAATCAGCAACACATCTCCTGGTGTCTTCATCACTACAGGCTCGATAACCGCGAATCCCATATCAGTTTCAAGAACCCTGCTGTCGGCACCCATGTTGCACAGAATTTCGGGAGTGAGCTGGCGCTCAACGTAATCAGCTGCTGGTGATGCAAATCCCATCAGTGGACCCTCCCCATGTTACGCAGGATCCAGTACCTGTTGTCGCTACCGTCTGTCGTCTTGTCAGCGAAGCCTGGCTGATTGCGCTCTATCCACTTGTTTGCATCGTCACGGGTAAAGTGCCAGTTAAAACCACGCAACTTTTGTATGAAGCGGTCTGTTCTCAGGTAGCGGTAGCCCTTTGGGTTAAGCTCTATGACCGCAATAAAGGCGGCCTGAATATCTGAAATTCGGGGCATAATCTGCACTCCCTTTATTACTGTATTTATATACAGTAGTTTGAAATGGAATGCAGATCAATTTGGGTTCGCCTATTAATTTTTAAGGCTGAATCACTGCTGGCTGCTCTGTCAGTTCCAGAGAAGCTTCAGAAGATCTTGTATTCCAAATGCTATCATCAGGCATGTCGAGGCGTACGTCGATCCAGCTGTTGGCCGGAACATCCATAGGAGCCCCTTTTGTTTTGACGATCTCCCCTTCATCGCTCAGCATGTATTTCCGCTTAAACAGGCGGATAGTCAGTCCGCCGCTTTCAGTCTGCTCCGCTTCAACAACCCCCATCTCGCCCATGCCGCCAGGGTCCATTGGCGGCAGTAATTGCCATCCCTCTGACGCCAGGCCTGCCGAACCAGTAAGTTCGTAAACCCCCGTGTCAAGGCGAGAAATGGATACTCCCTCTGCCTCGGCGTTAGCCGTGCCGCAGCCGCACCATGTGAATCCATCATTTTCAATATCCGTACGCCGGTTCTCTCCCTGAGACTTAACGATTCTGGCAATGGGAGAAGCCTGTTTAATGGTTCCGTCAGAGGTTACTGTCGTATTTGAGGTTGTCCAGAATGTGAAATAACCGTCCTTAAAAGTGGGCAGATAGGTCACGCAAGTGTTATTTCCGCCTTCCCATTGCCGTGCAGCAATGAAGGCTTTGTTACCCTCACTACCGAATGTAACTACCCGACCATAAGTGCCGTTTGGCTGGGCAGTCGCCCATAAAGTAATTTGTGGATAGTTTGCGGTAATTTTCAAAGGGCCAGTGAAGTTTTTCTCTCCTGAAATGGACTGGTTTCCTTCGGTATTTACTGTTTTGTCTAAACCGAGGTTTGTGCGAGCGTCAGCGGCATTCTTTGCCCCGGTCCCTCCCTGCTCAATGCTGAGAGCTGTTTTCAGCCCAGAAAGGCTGGTAATGTCGCTGTTAGCCCCTTTCTTCGCCAGCGATTTTTGACCCGGTACGGTAACGGCAGTGCCATTGATAGTGATGGTGACATCAGATGTCCCGTTCATTACATCAGCGAACCCGCTCATGTAGCGCTGGTACATCGTGAAGGTTTCAGCAATATCCTGCGCCAGCCCATCCACGCTCAGACTGTCACTCAGAAGAATGGCAAACCGGGTTCCGGCGGGAACAGCTGGGTTAGCCGCTGGCGTTACGGTGAGACTTGTTGCGCTGCCAATGGTGGTAATCTGAAATACCTGCACAGGGCTGGTCATTGCAATAACGGTACAGCCGTTACGAATAAGAGAACCAGCAGCAGTAAAGTTTGTGCCGGTACCTGTAAGGGTGTTTCCGCTGATGGCGATAGTGCCAGTAGTATAAATCATGTTTTCTCCAGGCAATAAAAAACCCCGCCGGAGCGGGGTTTGTTCAAAACTGAATGGGTTAGTGGCAGGTGGTGCTGGTGAACGTGTTGGCGCTCACCCATGACCAGTTAAAGGGATAACCGGCGCGGTACTGCGTCTGATTGTTTTGTTTACGGACTCCGTAGATCTGGACGCTGCTTTCCTGTCCGCCGACCAGGGCTGTTCCGGTGCATAAGGGTTGCTGCTTCTCAATAACGCCAGCGCAACCGGAGAGCAATACCGCTACCGCCAGGCAAAGAATCATATTTTTCATAGTGGTTATATCCCAGGGCATTCATGAAGCTACACAATAACAATATGAATCAACGTGATATAATTGATTTGGTAGATCAATTATTCAAAATTGATCGCTAAAAACGATCAATCATAATTGGCGCAGTTAATGGCCATAATCACGTTCCTCAGATTCGAATACGCGACGTTCTGAAGGTTGCCGCCGGGGGTTGTCTGCGGCCTGGCGAATATTCGCGTATTGCTTCCCTCAAGCTTTGCCATGCTCTTGTATATAGCCGAGTATGGCTGCGGTTGACCGCCAGCCGATACAACCCCGGTAATTAGCCCCAGCATGGCAGGCATGCAGGCCCACTTCCCCGCCAGAGTTGTATTGATGTTGTATCCTGAGCTGGCATCCACCCCGGCGGTACCGAGGGTGACAACATCGCTCAACGTGCGCGTTTCGTTTGTTAAAATCAGCGTCCCTGATGCATCCCACACAGCCAGCCCGTAGTCTGGCTTTGTCTGCGGGAAAATAGAGAAAAAATAAACGTACGCTGTGCCGGTTGCATTCGGTCTGAGAAAATCAATCGTGATGGTGTTCCCGCTTATCGTTTGAGTGATTTCGACCTCTACCGTGCAATGAACGAAGGCGACAACAGGCTGACCTGCGGGGAATGTGTGCGTCACTTTGGTATTGAACCCCGATGTTCCCTGAAGTGCCGCTGTCTTTCGCGCCTGAAGAGCGATTGGCGAGCTGTTCGCGGTCACCCATACTTCCCCGCTCGTGGTCGTCAGTAAAACGCCATACTCCGCCATTTATGCCCTCTCGATCTGGAAAATGAGATAAGCCGCTGCCGCAGGCTCAGTCCCTGCTGAGTAGTCGGTATCGCCTACTGCTGACACTGTCGCGGTTCCCCCTGAAATGGTGATCTTCCTCCGACTCGTTCCAAACTGATCACCGTTCATGACCTGAAAATAGGTCAGCCTGCAACCCGGTGGAAGCGCTACGGTGTAAGAGCCTGTTTTCTGGTTCTGGGCCAGCTGGAGATAGCCACAAACGCTGACAGGCTTAACGCCATAGTTATTTACCTTGCCTGAGGCGTCCCATGTCTGAACTCCATATTCCGCCATCCAGTCCTCCTGAAAAAAAGAGGCCCCGTAAGAGGCCTCCCGTTACCATGTTCCCGTGATTCTCCCGATCTGCACCCTCAACACATTCCTGGAGTCCCGGACACTAATTGTCTGATTGGTTTGTTTCATTGCTCCCTCTCCAGCTGTCGAACCGTAGTTCTCAAACGTACCTCCCTTATCCAGCCTCCATCCGACTGAGCCAGCGACATAGTTATTGGACTGGATGTAGTTGCCAATCTTGGCGTTGCCGATGGTGCCGTCCTGAATGAAGGTTTCCCGGATAAACACCTGCCCGTTCTGGATAACGAACGGCAGTGTAACCGCTCCCCCCGCCTGCGCCATGACGGCGAAGCGATCCGCCAGGAATAGCACCTGCGACTGCATGCCCGATGGAGTGTTTTCTACACCGATCCCCATTCCGGCGGCATACTGCTTTCCATTCGCGTCCACGGCAACCTTGATGCTGTACATCGCCTTCAGGTCACCACTAACGTTTGCTATCGCCTGAGCGTTAGTGCTGATCGCTGAAGTGTGCCCGTTGATGGTCGCCGTGATGCCGTTTATCTGCGTGGCCGTGGCCTGCTGGTAATCGGAGAACGTCTGATTCAGGTTGTTGATTGCTGCCTTGTTGCCGTTCACGTCAGTCTGCAAACTCAGCAGCGAACGCGCTGTTGCCTCCCTGTCGCTTGCCATGACGTTATCAATACGATCGATGCCGGCCTTGCTGTCACCGTACTGCGCGCTGAGTCTCACCCGCTGATCAACCTGCGCCAGCGTACTCGTTATTAGCGCGATAGCGTTATTCTGGATGCCGCCGCTGGCAGTATCGGTTCTTGCTCCCAGCTCCTCCAGGCGGGATGCCATTGATGAAGTCGTGTCGGTGACAACCTGTCGCAACGTGGTGATATCAGCAGTGTTTTGTGAGCTGGCTTGCTCGGCCGCATCTGCCTTACCTGATGCAGCGTCAGCTTTACTCGAAGCCGAATCAGCTTTATCAGAAATGACCTGAGTACTCGCAGTAAGCTGGTCGACAGCTGTCGCCCTTGCCTGAGCTTCATCTGACAGAGCCTGCCTTACCTCGGTAATTCCCGCCTGGTTCTGCTCAGTTTTTGCCTCAAGACGAGTAACATCCGTGACGCGAGCCTCCGTCTCAGTGGCGATCACCTCCCGGAGCTGTTCGAAGGTCGCAGAGTTAGCGCCCTGTTGGGCTGTCTGGCGCACGACAACATCGGCAATAGCCAGCGCGTTTCCGATGATTGCTTCAGCGGTCTGCTTGTTCGAGCCAACCGCAGCAGCAAGGCCGTCTGCGTTCTCTTTGATTGCATCAGCCAGTTCTGCGAACTTTTCACTGCTCTCCACCGCGCTCTCGATCAGGTCTTTGAACGTATCAGTCTCTTTAATCTCCTCCAGGATTGCATTGGTGATATCACTGAAGTCGTCCGTTGGTTTTCCAGAAGCCTCTACAAATCCTGAAACGCCAAATGCATTACGAGTTCGAACATAAACGTAATAAACATGGTCAAACTTAAGTTTTTGGATGGTCCACTGATTGCCACGGCCAAGGAATTGAGCTTTATTCTCAATGTCGTCGGACAATGGAATCGGAGTCTCACCTGCGTACCAAAATTCAAAAGAAGTATCAGATGTGGCAGTAACAGACATGACCGGAACTAAAGTGGCCTGAAGTGGGCCAGGTATCCACTGAACCGAGTTCGGGGGCTTAGGCGCTCCGATAATCAGGCTTACCTGAGTCTCAGCGCCTTTCATTCCATTTTCGTTTCGACCACGAACCCCAAGCGTGTAACTTCCTGCATTCAGGCCGTAAAACTCATATCGGAATTGATCGGTTTCGTATTGGGCTACCACTTTCCCATCTGCTGAGTAGACATACAGCTCGAAAACCAGCTTTTTGGTCGTCGTGGCCGTTTCCCAGGTTGCAGTGACCTGTACCGTTTCAGAGTTAGTGTTGATAATCCGCAGGTTTTCAATGTTCGGAACACGATAGCCATTAAGCGTGTCGTTAGGAATTTCGAATACTGCACCTTCATCCACGATGGCCTGTTTGTTCGGATCGTGCTGTGACGCCGTAATGCTGTATACGGAATTATTTTCGGTCTCCGCAACGCTGAGGATGCGGAATAAACGAGTCGAGACGCTGCTGGTAGAAATGGCAAAAACCGTTCCATCCCTCACCCATGATGGAGACGTCTTCAGGGTCACGACGTTGTTTGCAACACCGTCAATAACGTACTTCACGAACTTACCATTGCTACCCATGATAGACATGGTATCCCCACCGCCGATAAGCGAGGAGTCAACAGCATCAACGGTAATTTTATTGCCTGAATGCGACATTATTCTGCCGCCGAGGCGTGCGCCGGCATAGTTGTTGTCCATGATTTCAACTATGTCGCCAGGAGTGAAATGGATGGCGTCACGGGCCATCTGGAAAGTTAATCGGCTGCTCTCACGCTTTGCTGTTTCAAGTAGCCACTTACCTGCTCGCCATGCCTGCCCGCGCGAGGTACACCCGAAAGCCTCAAGGGTAGTCTCGTTGTAATTGCCGCGCGCAATCATGTCATCATCGGATACGTATTCTTTGACCTGCTCCCACCCGTTATCCGGATCGGTCCATGACACCACCACTGCATTGTATTTCTCAGAGCGCTTAACCGAGCTGCGCTTGAATTCCCCGTCAACTACGTTAGCGTTAGTGATGGTGGCGATCGCGTCCTGAGGCGCGTCCAGCATGACGGTGAGACGCATCCCGTCCCACAGCGCTATGCCACGGAACATGCCTGCAATCTTGTCCAGAATGTCACGCGCGCTGGCCTGCTCTGTGATGTAAGCGTTAAGCGTCATGCGTGGCTCTTTGCCACCGTACCCATCATCAACAAGCTGATCGCAATACTGAGACAGAATATACAGCGCGCCGTCATCCACATCGATGTATCCGGCACGTTTAGCCAGTCCGAAGCGGGTATTCTTCGCCAGCTCTCTGAACAACCATGCCGGGTTGTTAGTCCATGCCTGCTTAAATCCACCCAGCCATAAACCGGAGTAGGTGCGTGCTATCGGATCATAGTTGTCTGGTACAGACACAATCAGTCCGCGAAGATGGTAGGTGCGGCTTGGAGTGTCAGTGTACTGGTCGCGGTCAATAACGGCTCCAGCGATGGCTGAAAATGGATAGCTCAGATTGTCGTCGGTGATTTCACTGTAGCTATTCCAGGTAGTGCCGTTGGACAGCAAATCGCTGCTGCTGTCCGGTGTAATGCGGCGAACGCGAATATCAAACGGCTTGATATCTGGAGCGTCAATAAGATGGGCCTCAAGATATTCGCCTGATATCTTCCCGGTGATGGTCACGGTCTTTTCAATAACCCAGCCTGAAGCGCCAGTTCTGCTCTCCAGCACCAGAGTGACGGACGTGTTTTTCTGATTGCCTTTGGTGTCCTGCTCGACCAGTCCGGTCACACCAACGTTAAGCCGCACCCGGGTCACGTCCTGATCTGTCACGGTTCTAACCAGCGGGGTATCGTAAGTGACCTCAGTGTTAACAATGGTGGTCGCTTCAATAGCAGAGAAGCCATTAATGGGGGATTGCGTTTCAGAGCCGGGGCGCCAGGCGACGCTGACACCATTTACGCTGACACTGCCTGTCGCATCAGTTACGGGAGTCTTATTGAGCTTGAACGATGACAGGTGTTCCTGATCAACGGGACCATAGATAGGCCCTTCACTGATGAGATCCAGTACCCGGTAAAATTGCTTTGACTTGAGGTTATCGTCGAGGAGTTTGGGGGTTGATGCTTTGCCGCCGCCTGAAGACATAATGCCACCTTAGCTAATAGATTCCGTCCAGTCCTGGTTGTTGCTTGTGTCGATGCCGAGTGAAATAACGTTCGAGCCGACCTCCATTTCTCCAAGGAGGAGTGGCACCGCCCGGCCCTGGCCTACCCGGTTCTCAGCACTGGTAAAAGAGTTGTTTGTGAGCGTATTGGTCTCAGCGGCTTCTGCGGAGGTTTTGGTTTTCATGTTGCGTGACATGTAGACCGAGTAAGCTACCGAAGCCACGCTGACAGCCACCGCAATCCATGCGGCCGCAGCAGCAGAAATGGCCCCCTCCACCACCGGCACGAACAGAACCACTGAGCCATCTTTAAGGTGGCGGTCCAGATGCCATTGCATCGCAGATTCCTCAACATCCTCGCCCGCCACCCGCACCCGCAGCTTTGTATTGAGAAAGGCTTTTTTGAATTCGAAATCCTGCGCCAGCAGAAGGCGTAAACCCTGCGCGGGAGTATCAACATTCAGGGATATCTGGCGGTAAAATCGGCGTAAATTGCCTGCAAATTTAAAGATGAGCACTGTTCGTGTCTCCAGATTGAATGCGTCTGCTTGATGTATGCCGGTCGCATTTGTTCTCGTCTGCTGAGGTGTCCGGCATGGTCATGGTGAAGCACCAGGTTGTCATGAAGGAGAATCATTGAGTGGCATGGGTCGGCGCCGGGGAATGGCTGCCTGATAATGACGTCGCCTGGTCTGGCATCCTGCATAGATACCTGATAGAACCCATTGGCCGGCATGTTAGCCAGATAGAGATTCTCTCCCCGCAGCCACCATCCGTTAGTCCTCCCGAAGTCCGGCAGGTCGATTCCGCAAAGATGGTATGCGTCCCGGAAAAGCGTGTAGCAGTCCATGATGCCGTGCACGAACCTGCGCCCCAGCAGATGCGGAACAGGCCTGAATTTCCTCAGTTGCCCGCCAGATGCGAGCCACCATGGCAGCCCCGTCATCAGCTGCATCTGCCGATCGGCACCAGAAAGCGCTGGCTGGCTTTTCGGGTGCGAATGGAAGACCGCTGTAATTTCCCCTTCTTCCTCCGCTGCAAGCCAGTCATCGTCACGTATGCGGAAGTGATGCCAGGGCTCCGGATGAACATTCCGACAGCGAAACACTCGCTCGTCGTTCAGGATTAGCGCGCACACTTCATCCTGCGACGATGCCGCATAATCGAGTAATTCTTGCATCAGGAGACCTTTTGAGAGCCGGGGAAACTGCTTATTGGCATTGGTTCAGGACGTGGGTAGCGAAACCGGCAACCGGTGCGACGGTGGGAACACTTATCTTTTGCCGGGTCAGTGGTTGGATTGTCGCGCTCATCTGCAACCGGCGGCCCGTCATATCCGCACCCGACCCCGCGATACAGCCACTGGCAGACGTCGGCAAGGATGGTTCGCGCCGGGATGATAGCGTTGTCGCAGTCAATCGGTGTCGCCAGCGTGTAGGTCACCTGTTCGAACGTCTCTTCCGTCATCTCCTCAACAACGTAGCGGGAAACCGCTTCCTGCGTCGGATCTGCGTCAGGGTTGCCATTGGGGAAGTTCACCGCGTCCAGGTATTTCACCGGAACCTGACGGCGGGTGATCACCACCCCAAGCATGTCGTCGAAGTCATGGTTTATGCCCGTCAGTAAACCCGTGACGTTCGCCACCACCATTGTTGGCCGGGCATATGTGCCTTCGTTCTTTGACTCGAACCCTTCGACTGCTATCGGGTATGCCTGATACTGATTCCCCTTCCAGATCACATTTCCGTAATATCCATTGGTGCCGGAATGGAACCGGATAAGGTCTCCGCCAAAGGGTTGCAGGTCGGCTTCGAACAGGTCGATAAACGCGCCTACTCCGGCGTCGACGCTATCAATAATCATACTGGCTGGTATGTCGCGCACGGCAAACTCCCATAAAAAAAGCCACCAAGTGGTGGCTACTGTTTGAATATCAGGATGTTGCTTACTGATAACCCTGGTTAACGTGTAAGCTCAGCCCGTCAGTGGTGGGACACTGACGTAACCATCGAAGGGGGATGGCTGATTACCTCTGATAAAGGAAAAATAATGTCAGAATTGAAATTAAACGCTATTGACTTTATTTCTTTTGCGGTCGCTGGAAATACATTTAAATTAAAAGCTAATTTGATTGGCCCTAATGACCAATTTCATTCGGTAAACCTAGATATAGCGCCAGATGAGATAAAGAATAAAACCATCGGTGAGATTGAAAAACTTGCTATTCAAGCCTTGCGTTCAGCTTGAATTACGGCAATTTGATCTAATTTCGCAGTGATTTGATTATAAGCACAGGTGTGAGCGCTAATAACTTCTTCCATCTGTGCTTTCATTGAATCAACCATAGCCTCTAACTCTTCAACACGTTGTTCTAAAGTCATAACTGTCCCCCGCCTTTCGGCTTATCGTGGTACTTGTTCAAAAGTGGCCGTCAGTTCAAACAGCGGCCCGGTCTTTGTCATATTCCAGGATCGGCAGACAAACAGCTTCCTCACTCCCGTATCGGATGACGTCCAGTAGAACGCCTCAACCGCCCCTCTGGCTTTCAGGAACGCCTCAGCATCCTTAGCAGAATTACTCCGGCAGGCGCCGCCTACTCCACGAAAGGTCAGGGAGTATTTATCCATTAGTGGGTTGATACCCTTCACCTGTCGCTGCTCGTAGCCATCACCGAGCTTAACGACGGCTACATTTGGGGTACGTTCAACCTGGTAAGCTCGCTGCGGTGTCCATGTGAATGTTTCTGGCACTATGACCTCCGTAGTAACCCGTTAGGGCGCTGCTGATCACGAATGGTGCTGAGGCTAACCTGCTTCATCATCTGCGCCATTTTAGCCATTGTGGCATCGTCAATGCCGCCGGTAGTGTTGATGGTGAAATGGACAGTTTGATTAACAACTCCGCCACTACCCCCAACCTTATTTGCCGGAATAATCTTCCCTGACTGATTCGGGATGAATGCCTGCTGCCCACCTGCTGTCTGGAAGATTTCAGAGCGGCCATCTTCGTTGATGCGGTAGGCGTTGCCAGCTGATACTGTGCCGCCGTAGCGGCGACCTCCGGCAAGAGCCAAACCCTTAGCTGCGACCATGGACTCTGCAAAAGCAGCCTGACCTATCGCTGCGGCGCTACCGTACGTTGCGATTGAGGCACTCATTGCTGCCGGTGCCCACGCTGAAGCTGCTGCTGTAGCCTGAGCCATAGTCGAAGCAAGCGAGGTTGCTGCTGCGGCCTGCCCCATCAACTGGCTTTTAACCCACTCGACGCCCATCTGAACGAAGCCGCCAACAACACTGTTAAGGATGGTAGTACCGATGTTTGCCAGGGACTCCTGAAGGCTCTGAGTGCCGTTAATCAGCCCGGTTATGGCATTGGTCGCCCCGCCCTGAAGCGAATCTACAGCGTCAGCCATGAGCTGGTTGGTAGTGCTCTGGTTGCGATAGATTTCCCATTGCGCAGCGATACGGGCCTGCTCGTATTGAGTATTGGCAGCATTCATCAGTTCGAGACCACGCTGAGTGATCTGGCCCTTTTGCGTTTCAAACTGCTGGATGAGAGCCAGTTCCTGCGCGTGCTGATTTGCTAATTGCTGAACAGGGTCGATTTCACCAATAGCGGATTGCTGCGGTGTTACTGCCTGCTGAGCCCGGATTTTGGCCAATCTAATCTGATGATCTGCTTCCAGACGTTCTGAGGCTTGATCATATTGCTTTTTACTTATGAGTTGAGCTTTGAACGCCGCTTTGATTGCTGTAACTGAATCGTCATAGGAGCGATTCTCTGCATCTTCTGGCAGCTCTTGAAGGGCGACAGCAAAACCCTTGGTCGCATCCGCCGCATCTAAAGCGGCTTGTTTATATTGCCTTGCTTTGTTTCTCTGCTCATCAGTAGCTTTAGATCCAAGAGATTGCTCTGCTCGAAGAAGTTGCTGTTCCCTTGTCAGGGTGTGCGTCGAGTCTGCAACAAGTTCTGCCTCTTGCTTTAAATTTTCCAGCTTGCTAGCAATGGCTGCGGCTTGCGTGGCTGATGTTTTAGATTCTTCGTTGTTTTTCTTCAAAGCGGCAGTATTGCGCTCAGTTAAAGCATATTGATCTTGCAACTGCTTAATGCGTGGGTCGTTGTTCTTCCAGCCGGCATCCTCGGCATCATACTGCGCCATTTGCCTAGCTCGTGCCTCTCCCTCAAGTTTTGATAGTGCTAGTCTTCTCTGTGCATTTTGCAGTAGCTTCTGGGTGGCTTTGTCATCGCCTGTTGTATCTGGCGCATTAAATGCCCCGCCATTTTTTGCATTGTTAGCGGCCTGCGCTCGCAGGTGCGATATTTCCGCCTCTACCTGCTTTAACTTGAATGCCGCACTAATTCTTCTTTCTTGAAAATTGTCATCAGTCTCGTACCACCGCTGGCCGTCTTTAACTTCATCATTGAGCTCTTGCTGTAATTTGATCAGCTTTGGCATTCTTGCAGCATTGCCAGCATTATTGTTATAGAAGTTCAGGTTATCGGCGACGCTTTGCATGAGCCCCGCCAATGTAGATGTAAGCCCTATGGCCTGGTTGAGGTCGCTTATTGCATTCTTAAATGCTACATCCAGACTATTCTTTGCTCTGTCGATACTGACAGGCATTTTACTAAATTCTTCATTAACATTTTGCGATTGCTTCTGAATTGCATTTAGAGCGTCCTGGGCTGTTAATTTCCCTTCAAGCATCATTTTGCGTAGGCCGCCAATTGATACTCCCAGACCTGCGGCAATCTGCCTTGCTAACTCTGGCATTTGCTCAATAATGGAGTTGAACTCTTCAGCCCTAACGATTCCGCCTGAAATAGATTGGCCAAATTGTCTTAAGGCGTTAGCCATTTCTTCAGTTGAAGATCCACCGACAGTGCCAATTTTTTGTAATGTGTCAGTTAATGAGAGTACTTGCTGGTTTGTCGCTCCAGTCTCTTTTAATGCAGTGGTTAATGATTCCCAGAGTCTCTCTGTTTCTTCCAGGCTATTTCCAGATCCGGAAGCAATAGCCGATAGCGATGACATGGTTTCCCGAGCTTTATCTGCATCAGGTGAAAGCCTTGCTACCCGCGCTTGCAGCGTATTCATACTATCTGCAATTTCTATAATTCTTTGGGCGGCCTGAATGGTGAAAGCCCCGGCAATTGCAACTCCGACTTTATTAAGGCCTGTACTAAGCCTGTCGGCTGCTTTATCAGCTTTACTGAGATCGCTTTCCATCCGCCCCGTGACCCGATTAACATCTTTCCCTGCGGTCAAAAGCTCTGCGGTATCAGCTTTAATTGTGTACTCAATATCACCAACATTCTGTGCCATGTTTAATCTCCGGGCATAAAAAAACCCGCCGGAGCGGGTTTGGATTACTTGCAGGCCTCTCGACCTAGGTAGTAAGCAATGGAGCCACTTACTATTGGCGACATGCCAAGATCGGCCTTAGAGCTCTTCATTTCTTCTAAGCTCTCACCAGAACCCAAGTATTTAACTTCGTTTGCTTCACAATTGTAAATTCGCTGCGAAAATGTAACCCCAGATGACCCTTCTCTTTTTGTCGTGATTGTTCTGAGTGATCCTTGAGAACCTTTGTCCAGCACTGTGTATGTTGCTTTCGAATCAGTTGGCACCTGTATCTGGTATGATGCGGCCAAAACCGAAAAAGAAAGCAACGAAAATCCTAAAAGAAGTGTTTTCTTCATATCCCTATCCCCTTTGGTAAAAGATGAGGGAATCCTAGCAGGGATCGGAGCGTGGGCAAAACTAGTTACATGTCACTTGGTGACTAGGGCAATGAACAAGGGAACAAGTATTGCCGATACCAAAAGGCCAACCAGCCATTTTTGGTTGTCGTCGATCTTATCAATGAACCGCTTTTCCATTGATGAAAGGTTTTGGTTGATGCTTTTCAGCTCAGATTCGATGCCTCGGATGTTTCGCTCTCGCAGTTCGTCTGTGGCTTCAAGTCTTGCAAGTCTCTCACGTGTGTACATATCGCCTCCGTCACCGCCACTACCTCCGCCACCGTGTTTCGGGAAATCGACAACATGAATATTATCGTCCATTCTAGGGTTCATTGGTCTTCCCCTGACTCTGATAACTTCTGTTCAACCCACTTCAGTATTGGCCATGTTGCAAAATGCATAGAGTAAGCACAGTTCTTGCAAATCAAACGATATTCATATTTCACTAAAGAGTACGCTGGCCCATCTGTGTCAAGTTTGACTGGGATGGCATAAGTGCTGCTTTCGCACCCATCAGGCCCTACAGTTATTGAACTGGCGTTAGGTATAGAAATATCATCACTACCACAAATTGGACATGTGACTGCTTTGACGCCGCGTTCGAAAAGGTATTCAGAGAATAGCTCGGGAGTGACTTTCTCCAGCCGCCGCTGAAGAGTCAGTTGAAGTTGCATTTGGCGCTGTTTTTCATCTTCCACGCTGATTCACCACGAAATGTATTTCCGTAAATTTATCACGCGAGGCACGACTTCATAAACTGATCATCTATCCATGTAGACTACAAAACCCGCAGTTAAGCGGGTTTGAGATTAATGAGGCCCATGCCTCTGTGCATCCATTGCCAGCATCTGCTCCGCCCAGTCCATAACCTCGTCGTATTTCTCCTGGGTTGGCACCTTGCCTTTATCCTTTTGCGGGAACTTGGCATTCATGGCAGCCCGGAAGCTGGTCATCGTCATGTTCCAGGCGTCTGCCTCACTCATCCCGAGGTGGGCAACTGCGGTATAAACGAATGTACGGGCATCGAATTTATCGCTGTACTCGCCTTTCTTGCTCTCGAACTCTTCGGGCGGCTGATCACCCATTACGCCATGCAAAATCAGGTGACGCGCCAGCTGGATGACGTCTTCAACTGGCAACGAGCCAGGCTTAAACAGGAGGCGTCCCGCCGTAGTCACTGAGTAAGAGCCGATGATTTCAGTAATGTCGCCTTCAGAGCAGTGTTTGACTACACTAGCTGCGGCCGCTGCCATATCCGCAAAGCAGCGTGCATTAGCCGCTTTCAGAATCTGGGGGTCTGCAATTCTGTGCTTTGGGTAATGGCCTGCATGAACTTTCACGAAAGCATCAACGATTTGCTCAGGCGTGCCGATTCGGGACATAGCCAGGAATGAAGGGTTGAGGAATACCTCTTTGCCACTGGCGCGGACAACGGCCTGGCCGATATCGGTTATTGCTTTCATGAAACCTCTCAAAAAAAAGGGGCCGAAGCCCCATGATATCACGCTGCGTTGACAACAACCGTAGCAGACCCGGACGTCACGCTGCCCGCTGTGGAGGAAGACACCTGACAACTGTATGATCCGGCATCACCGGCAGCCACGCTTGCTTTGGTGAATGTTGCTGATGTTGCGCCAGAGATGTCACTACCACCCTTCTTCCACTGGTAAGTCAGTGCTGAATTGTCAGACACAGTCGCAGCCACCGACAGGTTCAGCGTATCGCCAACGGTCAGCGTGCGATTCTGTGGATGGGTAGTGATGGTGATAGTTGCACCAACGTCGCGCACATCCACCTGACCCGCGCTTGAAGCCTCAATTGACCATGTGGCCACGTCATCATGAGGGGCTTCGTCTTCCCAAGAAGTCACCATGAACGGGCCTTCGGTGATGTCGTTTGGAGAGATGATTTTCAGCCAGACATATGGCTGGTTACTTGTCTCTGCCGGCGGGTTGTATACGTGGCGCTTCAACGCGTTCTGCGCATAGACATCTTCTTTTCGGGTTACGCCATCTCCAGAGAACGAGATGTTTTTGTAGGTTACGAGATTTTCCTGCGTGTACGCCGCGCTCATATCAGCAGTAGCGTCTGCGGTATCCCATTCGGCGGAAACAGTCTTCCCGCGCATCATGCCAAGGCGCTTATAGTCACCGTTGGCGGGTTGTGATTCGGGGCAGCCAATCGCGTAGTAAACGACGACATCACGCCCTGTGAAAGCACCAGCTTCACATGCCATGTCTTTATCTCCGTGTTATCGGGAAATGATGGTTTGAAAGGAAATATCGAAGAGGTAACGACCTTCTTCGGTCTGGATGGCGGTGATTCCGCCGATTGGCTGCATCGAGATGATGCACTCAGTCTGGTAGTCGTCGATCATCGCCTGGCGGATTGCATCAGCGCGGTCTTCAACTTCGTTGATGTCGCTGTCGTTCTGGCCTGACAAAACAAGGATACGGAAATAGTCGCGTGTTATGGCTTCCTCAGGCTTGCCACCGCCGTTTTGCTGGATGACGAGGTATCTTTCCCCTTCCGTGCCTTCGAGCTCGTTCCAGAAGCGTTTCTGTACGCGGTAACCGACATCGAAACCGTGAGACTGTAACCACGCTCTCAGGGCGTCATACACCTCGCTACGCGTCATACTTTGTATCCTTGCTTGATGATGGCCTTAATCTCGTTGAGACCGTCGCGCTCAAAGCCTTTGCGAAGAAAGTCCGGCTCGCCGTTGGGGTCCCAGTAATTACCGCTGCCGTCCGGCCTTGGCTTGCCTTTGAGCTTGCCCTTTGCTGCATTAACCGCGGCTGCATAATTAGCCGTATAACCCACTCTGCCCATCATTCCTGTCGGCATTGGTTCGAGCTTCTTGTACTGGCTGTTGATAAGATTTGTAGACTTAACGGGGGTAATCAGGGCTGCATGATTGGCTCCGGCGGTCATTACTTTGAAAAGGACGGCCTCCGTGCGTATGCCAGCTATGTCACTAAGTACCCGGCGGGTGTTCATCTGAACACGCTTGATACCTTTAACGGGCATGATCCCCTCACGTCAGAATTTTGTAGTCTGGTTCTTCTTCGAAGAATGACATATCCCATTCCGTCACCGCCTTGATGACGTTTGCGCCAGCTTTCAGCGGATCGGCCTGAGATGTTGTGTCACCTCTGGCGATATACCAGTCGCGCTTCGGCATGGTCGCATCGATGCCATTACGCTTCAGTTCAGTGAAGAAAATCAGGTTCGTGGTGAACTCTTTCCCGCTGGCATCTACCGCAACTTCATTGTTTGCCGTCCAGGTGCAGTCAATCAGGTAGGGGGTTCCGGTTGTCCAGGTGCTGTTCCAGTCGTCGTAGACGCGCGGGTAAACAGTGGCAACATTGGTATAACTCCATGCGGCTGTTTCAGACACCGTTATCCTCCCACCGGATCACCTCCGGATTCTCCGACGCAACCTTCCGGCACAGCAGATACCAGTCACCCTTGCTTTTGACGTATCCGGTAACGCGCTTACCACTGTCGGTCATCACCCAGACTTTGACAAAAGGCTCCGGCAGCCGCTTCTTAACCGATATCCACGCCATTACTTACTCCCGCTGCACATGCAACCACCTTTACCGATCCATATGCCAGCAAAAGCTGTATTGGTCGGGTCTGGAGGGATGAGGTCATTAGCGCAGCCGTGTTTATCGGTGACGCGCAACAGTGCCAGCGCCCCTTTCCATCGATCGGGAAACGACTGATACCGGAATGAGCGTGACGCACCATTAGGGCCAGTCTGCGAGCTGATATACTTGTCGCCTTGCGCCAGCCCCATAAGCGCCAGCAGATAGAGCTGAATCAGCAGCGCGACTGATGCCGGATAATGCGCATCGAGACACTCCTGAATGCTGTTAGCCTGGTCGACGAGAGCCTGAAGAACAAAATCGGGAATGGTAATTCCCTGGCTCTCCAGATACTCCTTCGCCTGTTCGAGAGTTACCATTATCGACTCCGTGAAATACCCCGCCGGAGCGGGGCATAAAAAAACCGCCTTAGCGGCGGCTGTTATTCAGCAGGGAAAAGCTTTTCGAGTTCGCCATCTGGCAACAGCTCACTGAGCTTTTCAGCGCCCAAGGTGCCCTTGAACTCAATGCCCAGCTCAGTAAGGCGGTCCTGAATAATCTCTTTGCGAGATTTCTCACCAGTACCGGCATCAGGTGTTGCGGGTTTCAGCTCGCCACCAGCCTCGCCTTTCATCAGCCGAACGTTAGACTTCAGCGCCGGGTGAAGCTCTTTCAACTCCACCACGTCGCCAACCTTAACGCCGAACCATGGGCGCACAACTTCGTATTTTGCCATGCTGTTTCCTTACGCCAGGTTAGCGCCGTAGACAACGCCGGACAGGCCCTGATCGTCTGCGGTAATTTGCAGACCTTCAGCAGACATAATCTGGAAGTTGTAGTTAACGTTAGGCAGTGGACGCGGCAGCGGAACAACGCCTACAGCCATACCCACCAGTGGAGAGATCACGTCACGGCGACGAACGTACGCGATAAACTCGTTACCGGTCAGCGCGAAGCTCATGCGGATTTCCTTCACCGGCGCGAACGGCAGAACCGCCTGCAATACAGTGCCGCTTACAACGCCATTCACCACGTACGGCTGCGCCAGGTTTGCCCAGATTTCCGGGGAAACCCACATTACATCGTATGCGGCGACTTTGTTCGTGCGGGCGGTAGTACCGAATGCGCCTTTACCGAAGAACGCAAAGAGCGCAGTCATGTCGGCAGTAGTAAGGTCGATATTCGCGCCACCAGCACCGGAACCGAGGTTAATCTTCTTGGTGTTTCGGTGGTTCTTAATGCCCTGCGCCGGGTAGGACTGAACCTGAATTTTTGAATCGCCATTCAGGTAGTAGTTGACGCGCTTCTGGTTGAACTTACGCATCTTAGCCATCTGCGAGTCCAGCACCAGATCAATGCCTACAGAGTTAAGGCCAGCAGCATGACGCCAGTTAACACCGTAACCAGCAGTGAATACCGGAATCGGATCACCGTCGCTCGCGTAGTCAGTGTGATCGAAGGAGAACGGCGCCTGGCCATCGATGCTTACTGACACGTCATCAGCGATATCGCCAACCACGTTATACAGCTTGGCGGTTTTACCGACCGGCAACACCGTCTGAACGCCGATCAGGTCGTTCACGATTTCCATGCCGATTTCTTGATCGCGCAGCTGGAGCACCTGACGGTCAATCTCAGCCCAGAAGTCACGAGAGAAACCGCCCACTGCGTTACAGGCCAGCATGTCAGCAGTCATCATCGCGCGGTTAGCCGCAATGATGGAATCGTTCTGTAGGTTCCACATGTTGCGGTTTGCCCACAGCTCACTCCAGTGCCCGCCAAGGCGGGAGTTAGTCGCCAGCGTCTCTTTTGAGAAGTACATATGTTTTTGTCCTTTTGTTACGCGCCAGCTGCGGCGGCAGTGCCAACGCGCATGCGCACGCGGATGAAGTCGGTGGTGCTGGCCGCGATGGTGTATTCATCCTGGCTGTATCCGATTACTGAATCAGTGTCATCGGTTGCCAGGGTAAACTGACCGGCAGTGCCCAGCTTGATCGGGCTGTCTTTTTTATACGCACCAGGCAGGCAGCGCAGCGCCAGCTCACGACCTTCTTCGACGTAGTTACCTACTGCCGAATCCCCGGCAGGGATTGATTCGGTGATGGTTAATCCCTGGTGATAACCGACATCGATGATGTACAGGCGGCCGGTTAGCGCGGTGGCCTGAGCGAATTTATCGGATGAGTTGATGGTTGCCGCAGTACCAGGAAGCAACGCTGCGGCCGTGGTGCGGGTTTCGGTCTTGTACAGAGACTGACCGTCGATATTAACGCGACGATAACGTGGCATTATTCCGGCTCCTTACTTGAAGTGTTCGTCTGCGGCAGGTGCGCCGGTTTCTTTGTGCTGTTGAGCATTGTTGGTGCCCAGCGGAGCAGCTTCGCCCAGCGACTTGAACATTGCGTCCAGGGCATCGCCAGAAAGCGCGTTGGCCACGATGTCGCCATGGACCTTAGCAACCGCATCACGCTTGGCTTTCTCTTCAGCGCGTGAATTGGCGGTCAGGGTGTCAGCGAGTTGCTTCTGGTTGGCCTGTAGCGCATCAACCTTTTCCGCGAGAGGCTTAATAGCCGCTTCAGTATTGGTCGCAACAGCCTGGCCGATCATGCTGCCGATTTGTTCCAGTTCTTCTTTGGTTAAAGGCATGTCGCCCTCCGTTTTGTGGTTTGGTGCAGGCTGTTCCTGCGGAGTGAATAGAGCTTTCAATTTGTTGGCTACGACGGCTACCCACGATTCCTGACGAGCTACTACAGTTCCGGTATCGTCGATGGTGATCTTCCCGCCATCAGCGGAATAACCGTAAACCTGTGTATCACCGCCATTCCGCACGATGACCACCTGCGAGTCAGTGAAGTCAGCAACCCAGGCATATTCATCCGTGCCCGGCGCAAACTTAGCTTTGGCCGCCCGATCGAGACGCTGCTCGCGCTCCCGGTAGGATTCGCCCACCAGCGCGCCAGAGTTGGCCTTAAGCGGCTGCGCCAGATCAGCGTTAACCATCAGGCCAACTCCCTGCTCAGGGGTTGCGGCCCCTACCTCGTGCAGCAGGATCGCGTCGTGGTCCATGCCGTGGATATCTGCCACCCACTCAGCACCTGTTGCGCGCTGCTGATCGTTGGGTTCAAGCTGGTCGAGGAATGCGGCAACACTGGTATGAATCGGCGGAACGTCTTCACCGCGCTCAATGGCAGCGACGCGATCAAGTAGCTCCCTGCCACCTTCCGACTCGCTGGCGCGGGCCACATCAACCCACTTTTCGAGGTAGATGCGATTACCGGACTTCTTAACATTGCGGTTCCACGCGCCGATATGGCCTGCGTTAATCCCCTCTGGGGAGAAAGCAGACACGAACTGACCGTTAACCTGAGGATGCCCAAGCGGTGCCAGGGTACCCTCCAGCCCCTGATAGTGGGCGTCGATTTGCTCTTGCGTGTACAATCCGCCATTCATGACGACGTTCGCCGGAAGTGTGTAACTCGGCAGCACCAGGTGCTCACGCCCGTTGTATGTTTCGCGCCGGATAGACTGGCTGTTCACCTTCGTGGTGATGTTTACCTGCATAGGCATAGCTATTTCTCCGCCCAGGCGTAACCGCGCGCCTGCATCGATTTATATTCCTGTTTGAGTTTCGTGATGGTGTCCGGGTACTCCGGTTTGCCGTCCGCATCCACCAGCACCGATTGCTGGCTGCATTTACAGTTGATGGAATTCCCATCCTTGCTGTACCAGTCACGGACCTCTTCATTGGTGTAGAGGTGGGCGTGACGCACTGCATGGGTATGTCGGGTTGTCGGTGACAGTGCCGAGATGTGAACCAGAAGCGTTTTAAGGCCGTAAAGGTCATTCGCCTCCTGGTCTTCATCCCACTTAGCCCGGCGCAGCGCGGTAGTCACTTCAGTGCGCGCTATCCGGTTCGCACGGCGCTTCTCGATGCCGGCCTGGTCCGTCAGGTTGCGGGCAATGTCCAGCGGATTGAGGCCACGGCCCACCCCATCAGTCAGCACACGCGCCATATCGCGCTTAACGTCAGCCGTCAGCCCCTTCATTTCCTCAAAAACTCGGGCATGCACCAGCGCCATACGTTGCTGGTACGGGTCGCTTGCGAGGATGGACGCCAGTGATTCGCGCCCGGCGGCATACACCGGTGACTGCTGGCTGAGGTTGTAGAACGACTGCCCGGTCCCTTTCTCCGAAGCCAGATCGATGTACTCGTAAAACCACAGGTCGTAATCGCCACCTTCAAGCAGCACCTGATCCACCAGGTAACTGGCATCGTTCAGGATGATGGAGAGTAGCGTCGGGTTTAGTTGGTATTCGTATCTGGCGTTTACTGCGAGGGAGGAAGGTATTTTGTCGAGTGCTGATTTGTACGCTTTGCCAATCTTATTCATCCGCCTGGCGAAGTCTTTCATTGCCCGGCGTTCCAGCGCATCGGCCCCGGTCGGATCCTGATAGTTACGTGGCAGAATCGGTGGCTTCGTCTTCTTCGTCGCCATCCTCTTCTCCTAAAGACTCTTCGTCGTCATTGTCATAGCCCGCAGCCGTGCGAATCTCTTCACGGGTGAACGCGGGTTCATCGCCGCTGCCCTGCATGGTCTGGTTAATCTCGCCCATGGTCTTGGCGTTAGTGAGCTTCTCAGTACCGGTCTGTTCGTTAAGGTCATCCCAGATAACAGCCTTCTGGCTGACTGAGTCGACGATCTGCAGGTCGATAAGCTTGTCGCAGAAATCCTCTATTTCGAAAGAGAGGTCCACGCGGCGTGACTGACAGCGAGCGTTGAAATATTTCTGATCCTCGGTACTTGCCCTTTCACCCGTCTGCATCCCAACCAGAACTTTCACAGGTATATCAACAGATGCAGCGAAGGTTTGCAGGTTGACGTTATAGGTTGGGTCAGGATCTGAAACTGCCGAAACCATCGACGTAACCTGCGCCCCCTGAGTGATCAGAAGAACGTCATTGCCGATGTTTAACTCTCTGGCAGCATCGTTATATCTCTCTTGAAGCTCATCAACAGATACGCCATACAAAGAAGCAAGGTTGTTGAAATCAACGTCTTTGTCGAAATTAATGCTCTGCTTATTAGCGGCGTTCTTCAGGAATGCCTCACCTGACCCACCCTCAACCTTCTCTAGGCTGACGCAGGGGTTATAGCCAGGCTCAAGGAAGCCAATAGCATCGTCTGAATAATCACCAAGGATGAAAACTCGATCAGGGTGGATATTGACGCGGCGGCTTGAGCCATTCGGCAACCGCTCGGCGTACTGCCACATCTTCGGCTGGCCGTACGTCTTCGAGTTCAGGCCGGTGTCCCACTCGCTCACCGTAAGCGACCCGGCCCACGCCACCGATATTTTCTGAAGACCTCGCCCTTTGGTTACCGGAAGGTTCCAGTCTTTTTCATCGCGGACGTGCAGAAGTATGCCTGCATAACGACCAACAAGACGGCGGCGATCCGCCTCAGAGAATGAGCGCCAGAACCGGTTTGTGAATACCTGTTTGGACTTTTTCTCCCAGGCGGTTTCTTTGCGCTTTTTGTCTGCCTGATCACCCTCGATGATTTCCGGGTTAGTCTGCCAGCACTTGCCCACCAGCTTCTCAACGGCACCGTGAGCGATACCACCGCGACGGTACAGGGCATAAAGGTTTTCGTAGGTTACCTGCTCAGGGAATCCATATTCGCACCATGCTGAATGGCGCTTATTGTCCAGCCCCATTGTAGGCGCCATCAGCCCCATACGGGCACGCGCCATCCGCGCATCGTTCAACGCATGGTTGACGGCGAGAGTTAATTTGTCAGTCATGGTTTGTCCGTTGGTGATTGCGGGGCAATAAAAAAGGCCGCCTGAGCGACCTGATAAATATTGTGTGGTGGCCGGTGCTGATCTCCGGCTTTGGCTTACCAACGTGGGCCGCATCGAATAATCGAATTGTCTTGCCGTAAGCCCAGAGATTTCTCCCTTTCGCGCGCATCAGCCTGCGCATTCACCACATATTCAGTTTAACGCCGTTGCAGACGCTTAGGAATCATCATCCCGGCCATCTGGCCCTTACGTTTAATGTGTCCGTCGAGACTGTAACGAATACCATCCCAGCAATGCTCATAGCCATCGGAGAGTTTTGGCAACACCTCACCAGTGATCCTGTCCGTTTTGTACGACCACATGCGGGCCTCTCGCGCCACGTTCTTGCAGCGTGGATGGATAATGATTTCGTCGAAACCGCGAAGGTGCGCGATTCCGTCCTCAACGCTTCCCTGCCACTTCTCAGCGGCTGAGATGTTGAAGCCCTGCCGCTTGAGATAGCTTATTGTCTCAGGTCGTGCCGAGTCAGCCTTAATTGGCCAGTCACGCGCGCCTGGAATGGTGTCGTATAACTCTGGCATGTGGTCGAGCTCTGTCTGCTGACCGTATGCCTCGTATTCGATGTAAAGCCGGTTGTGCAGGATGAACGAGCGCACCAGAGTGTTCGGGTCTTTAGCGAAACCGAAGTCAGCTCCGAAGAACAGACGTTCGGCCTCTTTCCATAACTGGTCCGAGAACTCAGCGATCCGGTATTTTCCGGCCAGGACCTGCTTATCGGAGTTTTCGAGATAGGCCCCTTCCCACACCCACGCGTATGTTGCCGGGTCGAGGCGGCGTTGGTCGTTCTGCCGCTCACCTTCCAGCACGTCGGGGAACCATGGATTATCCGTATAGTTCATCTCAACGGTGATACAGTCGTCGCCAGCCTCTTTGCGAAAACGCTTATCCGTGGCGCTACCGTCACGCTCCGGGTTCCACGTCACCCAAATCTCTGAGCCTTCTTCACGTACTGTAGGGCTAAGTTTCTGCCATGCTATTTCGCTGACTGATTCAGCCTCATCCACCCAGCAGAGCAGAATGCGCGCTTTCGACTTGATGCTGTCGAGGTTATGCCGCAGACCGCAGAACACGTAGTTAACGCTCTTGTCGATGGTGCGGATGTACTTCTCGCCGATATCAAAGTTGGCGGCCAGCCAGGGAACAGACAGGATCGCCTGTTTCACCTCCTGCATGCTCGACTCTTCCAGCGAGTTCATGAATTCACGCGCGCAGAGTACCACCCCGCTTTCACCATTCATCATCGACTGATACGCCTTTACGGCAGTCATCAGCGCGAATGTGCGGGTCTTGGCGCTGCCACGCCCACCGTGCGAGCACCGGTAACGTTTATTCACGGCGGTGAACAGCGGCGCAAGCTTCGCGGGGATCGGCAGTTGAACAGCGTTACTCATGCTTTCGGCTCAACGGGGAGCAGCTGGATGACAGTCGGCTTCGGAGTCATAGTTCCGTCTGAAGATTTGTGATCGATTTCCTGGCTGACTTTGTCGCCGTACTTTTTCGGGTTCATGCGGGCCAGGGCCCATTTTCGCGTGTCGATGCGAAGACGTGCTTTGGCTACTGCGGCAGCCTCTTCATTCACACCGTCAGCGATATCGAACATATCTTCGAAAATCGCATCAGCACGTGTCTCAGTGGCTTTCGCGTATTGGTCGCGAAACTCTTCATGCTGCGCCAACCAGCGGAACACCGTCGCCTTGTTAGGCATCCCTGGTCGGTCACAAACTTTGCGCAGGCTTTCCCCATCGGCAAGCAGTGAACAGATGTCAGCAGCCACCTCTGGTAGATAATCAGAAGGGCGGCCAGTCTTTGATTTGGTCGCCATAGTTTCGTTACTCCGTTGTTTTTTCTGCTGGCTGCTCTACAGGTTCAAACAGGAAGTCATCAATGCTGTCCTGGCTGAAGTAGCGCCATTTGCCGTCATCCATTGCCAGAGCGACATAACCATTGACGATCTCTGGCTGGCTGCGGGTCATGAGTCCCGTAAAGGACTCTTTGGATTTTTTGGTGATTGTGATTTTGTAGACGGTAGCCATTTTGTTCTCCACGTGTCGCAGCTGTTGCCCTGCTCCTCAGAAGTGCTTAGCCACTTACGGCTTACCCGTCAGCAAGATGTGATCACCATCCTTGCGGGGTTACACAGATCATTATCGAAGCCCCTCAGTGAAGAGCTTCTGTAATGGTCACTTTGGCAGTCCGGGGATCGATATTTGCGCCTGCTGCTCAAGCCTTTCGATTCTTGCTATGAGTTGCGGTTTTTTGATCCTGCCCCAGCGGTTCAGCAAGCGGCCTGACATACTGGCAACATCCTTTTCCTTCATGAACTCCAGCATTAACTCGTTGTGCTCTCTTTGGTATGAGTGAGCCAGCTCCATCAGCCTGTCACGCATCCAATTAAATGCTTTGATAAACGCCTCTTTGATGGCGGCAGCTTTTTTGCCGGTAAACGACATGATGATGTACATCGCGCCGTCTTTAGAGATTTCATATTCAACATACTGATTACCCTTGTGTTCATAGTTAACCCGCGAAAAGTTGCTGGTTAGAAATTCATCTGAACAGTCGAGCTTTTCGATTTTCTGAATGATGTGGTGGTGCTGCTTATCGAAGTAAGCCGCCACCTTGCGGGAGGTTGTGATCACGCGATCACCAGAAACAGCCACCATGTCCCGGAAGTCGAGATTAGACAATTGATTATTCATAGCGTCTTTACCTTTTAGAAAGTGAGCCTGTCTCACAGAAAAGCCGCCCGAGAGAGGTCGCCACCTATAACGGCATTTCTCAGGCTCGCTTACTGAAAGGCTCTCGTTGATGTGCGCGTGAGATGCGCATAAAAAAGCCCCGCTATTGCGAGGCTCTTGATGATTCGATTTTCCTGATTGCTGCCTTATCCAGATTGCACTGCCCCAGCGCCGTATAGAGCTGAGTGTTTAACTCCAGACTTGCCTGCCAAGTGAACGGAACCACCATTCCGGGGATCGGCGTGTCTGCGGTCAGGTCAGCGCTTATCGGCACCACCGGGGCCGGTACGTAAACTGTCTGCGTATTCCCGCAGGCTGTCAGCAGCGGAAGAAGGAACAAGCTGGTTAGCGCACGGATCGCCTTCAAGCGCCTGCCTGGTGTAGACAATGCGCGTTTCGCCTTTATGAGCCAGTTCGTTCTTTGCATTCTGGGTAGCCTGTGAGATGTCACGGATGAGGTTCATCGTGGTGATCACGTTATTGGTGATCGCCTCTGATCTGTCTACCCTGACCGTTGCTTTATCGCGCTGGTCCTTGTAGGTGATGGCGTTGTCGCGGTAGTGGTTCACGAAGAAAGCCAGTAAGCCAATTACGGCCACCACAAGAAAATGCAGCCAGTAACGCTTTACCAGTGCGCCAATCATGACAGGAACAGAGCCCGCTCTGCCTCCCGACGACGGGTGAGCCCATTCAGGACTTTACCGCCAGCTTTATTCCAGCGCAGGAACTCATCGGCTGCGCCAGCGTAATCACCGGCGTTGAGTTTTCGCAGAAGAGTCGATGTCGACAGTGAACGGGCTCCGAGGTTATACGTGAACGACACCAGAGCATCGAACTGCCCTTGAGTCAGCCCCACCTTAACCAGGCGAGACACGTCGCATTCGTAGCTGACCAGTCCAGTTTTCAGCAGGCGTTCTGCCGTTTCCTGCTTAATCGTCATCCCGGCGCGGATTGGTTTTCCGTCGACAGGATGAGTCCAGCCATAGCCGATCGTCCAGACGCCGACGCTGTCCTGGTAGGCGGTGAGTTTGCAGCCTTCGAACTCTTTGATCAGGGCAATGCCCTTTTCGCTGGTTTGCATGGACTACTCCGTTATAACGACCTTCGCCAGGTTCCCACGTGCCAGCCAAACCGCCATGCAGATGACGGAGTTAAGCAGCAGATCGCCGAGGTTAACCTGTACGTAATGGCCGAGCAGAATGTTGAAGGCGTTGAATCCGGCGGCAAGGATGACCAGATAGGCCAGCACCGCGACACTAAGGCGATGACGCTTTCCCTCTTTCCGGAAAAACATCAGCCTGACCATGATTAGCAGGCAAACTATGGCGTTTGCATCCATCAGAAGAAGCTGCCATGTCATTTATCTTCCTCCCCCAGCCCCGGCATCTTCCCGCTTTTGGATTTGCGGAGAATACGCAGCAGGACTGCCACGGAAATGGAAGCAGTGACAATTGCACCGACAGCTGGCGATACCTCAATGCTGGCCGGTGGCTTCATCAGGCTTAACGGCGTGTTGATGATTCCGGCCATGATTTTTGCCATGGGCACGGAGAAGAACACGCCACTGATAAACGATATCAGCGCAAAGATAGCCTGCTTCCAGAGTTGATGGGGATCTGAGGTCAGAACGTATAGCGCAGTTCCGGCGAGTGATCCGAGCATCACTGCTGGAGTCGCCTCCGGAAACAGCGTGGCAAAGGTTACACCGACTGATGACGATGTAAGACCAACGCCTACGATAGTGAAGGTCTCAGACATATTTATTCCGTGTGTAGTTGGTTCAGGCCCTCGGGACGATTTAACAAGTAGGCGTGTCGATGATGGTTCCCGGAGCCTGAAAATAAAGAAGCCAGCGACAGGCTGGCAATGTGAGGGTAAGGCAATGTCGGCTCTCCGGCCGAAGGGTCCCAGGTAGTGGGTTCTGGTGTGTGGCGATCGGACTCGAACCGATACTCAGGTTCAGCATTAGCATCATGCCTGCCCTGCTGGCTATGCCAGTTGATGCATTACTCTACCCATCTAACCCGCAAGCGGGAATTGAGTTACACCACAACGGACAGAGCACTGAGCACTTCGCGCCAACTCCATGCTGCTGCGTGGGTTGGGTTATGAGCCCTTCACGCCAATGCTCTTTCCTGTTGTGTAGAAACGAAAAAGCCCAAGGCGTTAACCTCGGGCTTGAATGCTTTGTGTCGACAATCGAAGCTATGGCGACGATATCAGATTTACATGAAATATATGCGTTTCAGTTCGGTTTTGCAAGACTTACATCTAAATTTGTCGCCTTTTGTTGTGAACGTGATCGCGTTACTGAGATAAGCGCACCGCTATCGAGCCGCTTAAAGCTGTTGCGCATTGCCAGCCAGTGAGGCAGATACGTTTCCGTCCAGGTCGATTTCGCCACGCCAGCCAGCTCTGCCAGCGCCTGATATTCGTACGTCTCACGCCCTGCCAGCTCCGCTTTAACGTCCTGCGCCGCCAGCCATATCAGTTTCTTCAAGCGCTCCATAGTCTTGCCGGCCACTTTCTTCGCGCCGAGCTGCTCCCGGAACTCTGCCCACGCCCACTGGGTGATCGCTACCTGGTACTCGAAGCGGATATTCTCGCTGTAGTTCCACAGCAGCCAAGCTTTCTGGTGGTCTTCCAGAGACAGGACAGCGCGGCGCCACGATGCAGTCACGAACTCAACCGGGCTGACCAGCGCGATAGACGATCCCTTGGCGCGGGACTGACTTCCGCTCATCGCCGGGCCGTCCGGATTAACTTTGCGGCCGGTGACCGGATCGGTGATTTTCTTGCGTCCCCGGCTGCGCGCCGTCGCGGTGAATTGCGCGTTCTCGGCGAAAGCTACCAGTTGCCCTTTCGTCGCCCCGCTCAGATCTGCGGTCGCCACAATGAGCTGCTGACGTACGTATTCCAGTTGCTGACTGTTCATGCGGCTTCCTTATGTGGCTGGTTTGTTTTGGTCTGGCTGTGCTTTGCTACTGGCGGCATGCTGGCGCGCTTAACGCTTTCTGCCTGGTACCGGAGGAAGTCTGTGTGATTCATTCGGCCTCCAGTTCGGTGATGGTCAGTTCAAGCCTGCCGCCTTTGACGATTGGCATCCTCTTCACGCTGTAGTAGTCGACCTGCTGGTCATCGAGCCAGAACCCGGATTTCGTCAGGGCGTCGAACGCGGCCTTTTGCAGATTGTCCAGGTCGCGGCGGCGGCGATCCGGCATATGGCACTCAATGCGTAATTTCACGGGTGTAGCCAGGCCGATATCCAGCATTGAGTCTTTGATGATTCTGGCGACACTGTCGCGGTACGCCTGCCCCTCTGTGCTGATGTGCGTGCGCCCGCGGTTATGCCGGTAGTAGCGGTTGTTGCTCGGCGGCCATGGGAGACTGATGCGGTATTCATTCATGCTTTTACGAGCCCCTCTTTAAGCCAGATGACCTGCGTGCGAGCCATGCCTTCCAGCGCGCACTCCTTTGCATACTCCGCATCGACCAGACGGGTGCGGCGATCAATCTCGTCGTGGCAACTGCTGCATGCGATGGTGGCGATCAGGTCAGGCGGCTTGATTCCGGTCCCGCATAGACCAGCAAGACGTATGTGAGCCAGTACTGAGGTTTCAGGATTGCCGTTGCATACGCCGGGGATCCGCACCTGACATTCTCGGCCGCGTGCCGCTTTGCATAAATTAGCCATGCGCCCTCCTTGCCGCGAGACGCAGCCATTTCTGATCCACCAGGCGGGCGGTGTAGCCCTTCAGTGTCGGGACGTCAGACGGCTTAACCGCTGGCTTACGGTTGCGGCGCGCCGGAACGCGGAAGATTTCGTTTGTGATGACGCGGGAAAGTGGAGTAGACATCACGCCTCCTGCTTATCGCGCAGCTGCTGGTATTCGCAACCGTTCGGAATTGTCAGCGCCAGGCCGAACTGGGCGCACCAGGCTTCGACCTTGCACATGAAGATATGCATCTCTCCAGTGTCGAGGAGGGAGGTGTGTCGAGGCTCCCATGAGGTTTCTTTCGCACCGGTAATGAAGTCGGTATAGGTGACTTCTTCGCAGCCGAGGTACGTCTTTTTGAGGTTGCGCTTAACCCATTCCGGCGTTGCGTCGGTACGCCCGGATTTGATGAGGTATTCGCTGATTTCTCCCATCCAAAGATGAAAGAGTGCGTTTTGAGACAGGCTGCGCTTCTCGCGCCACGGCTTGACCTGAAGGCGGAAGCACTGGCCTGCATCCAGCAATGGCTGAATTTGCTGTCCTATGGCCGCGAAGTTGCCGCGATGGAGTTTGATGCCGTCTACTGGCAGAGTCATACGGCCTCCTTAACGGAAACCGCAGAATGCAGAAAATCGCAGGTGCCGTTAAGCATCTGTGACAGGGTGAGGAGTTCAGATTGTGGTCGCATTTAAGTCCCCTTAAATGCGCAGAAGTCTTACCGTCGGGCGTTCAACTCCGACGGCACTGATATTATGGCTGGTTGATTCTGAATTATCAATGCGAGAAAAAGGCCTCCGAAGAGGCCATGGCTCTCGATATGGGGATTCCCATATCGCTTGTATGGTAGCTATGTCAACTCAGGCAGTTTGAAGCCAGCCATGTCTTCTGCCCGGATGGGAGGTGACAGGCAGTCAGCAAAGACCAGTGAACCATCGAGCAAGATAACGAAACTCCACCCTCTGAACAGGCTGGCGCTACACCAGTCGGCCTTAAGCGGCACATCTGGCATCCTGTCCGGGAAGGTTGGGTAATGCCCTGCAAGCCACTCCATGGCGTCGCAGCGGTTGATGGTGTAATTGTCGTACATCATGCCTCCTGCTGCGGTGCTTCTGGCATTGGTAAGTGAGACCATGATTCTCCAGTAACAACCCTGATAATGGTTCTTTTAGAAACTCCATATCGTTTAGATAGCACTCCGTATGAAACCCCAGACCATCTAAGCGATCTTATTTCCATTATACTTGCATCGTTTAATTTCGAATTAGCCTGCATCTCCCCTTTGTATGCTGGAAGGTGTGACCGATTTCTTAGCCCTGTATTCCAGGCGTGTAGCCTATTTTCATGGGGTGTAACCCACTCAAGATTGCTTAAGGATGGGTTGGATTTATCCCCATCGATATGGTTAACCTCTGGCTTGGCATTTGGATTCGGTATAAACGCCTCTGCTACTAACCTATGCACTCTTGCAACTTCCCTTCGGCCATTTGAGGCATCACTCAACCTGACAACGAGATAGCCTGCCTCGTTTAAAAACGGTTTTAGTTTCTTTCCTTTAAATCGCTGTTTAGAGCCATCTCTCCTCAAAATTACCCTAGGTATGCTTAGTACATCTCCACCATCATTAACCTGGTAGATTCCCTCCCAGCCAACAACTGGTAAGAATTTCATAAATTACTCCTTAGGAGGATTTGGCAGTGGCATCCAGTGCGTGACATGCTCTACTAACAGATTATCGCAATAGAAATTCCAGTACCTGTCATACGCACCAGACCAAACTTCTCCATACTCATTGAATGCCAGGATGGCCTTAAACTGCTCCGGCATCCGATCACTGCAAGCCACCCAACCATCCGGAATCACCGGAGAGTTGAGAGCATCGCGCTCAGCCAGAATCTTCTCACCGTCAATTGCTATGCCGGAGTTGCGAATGGCATCCACCACATCGCGCAACTCGCAAGCCGTCGTTACAGATTCAACCATATTGTTGGAGTCACCGGAATGGTCAACCATAGCGAGCTTATCCTCGGTATGGTTGGTTATCGCTTCCTGAAAGCGTTCAAGCTCCACGTACTCCTGACATAACCAATCGCCATCAATAAAATCGCGAGCTTCAACAGCGTCGAAAGTGAATGATGTTTCGCCACCAGTTGGTGAGGTTAAGCCGTACAGGTCTGCTACCGGCTTAAACTGTGTGGCTGGAATATTTTCCGGAATATTTTGCGGTTCGTTTTGTGGTCGATCGGCACCCTGAAGCATGGCTGCGCGATAGGCGTTCCAGCCGACAGCTTTTCCGTGTTCAAACGCGCTGTCAAAGTCATCATCCATTTCCATCGCAGCGGGCACAGATACCGGCGCTGGATGGGCGGTGTAAAGCGGCGTTACTTCTCGCAGCGGGTCGGCATAAGCATTGCCACTATCGAAGCTGACGTGGTTTTTAGCGCCGCCTCCTGACAGTAGCCACGCCACAGGCTCCGCTTCGAGCGATGCCAGCGCCAGCTTCATCGCCTCAAGCGCCATCACCGCATCTTCGTTTACTGCGCCGGGCACAGCATCTCGCTCTTCTTCAAGCGCAGCGATTGTCTTCAGGAGCCAGTCTTTGGTTAATGTCATGGGTTAGTAGCTCCTAAAACCGTTGCAACTGCGGAGAAATTCGACGATATAACTCTTCATTTTTTCTTGGTCGCAGCCAGACCAACTATCCGGTGGTGTCCATGCCTCGACAATATCTGCCATCTTTTTCGCTTTGGCTGGCGTCACATCAAGCGGGTCATTGGTATGCTGCTGGTTGACAAGCTTTTCCATGCCTGGAATATCCAGCACTGCAAACCATGTCCCATTAGCGAGTCCGAGGCCGGGAATGCGTTGCCCACTACGGCGTTTATCTTCGAGTTCAACTGACATGCTTACTCTCCTTTACCGGCTGCGGCGGAGAGCAACTTCTCCGCCTGCTGAATATCAGTGTTTCCTGCAATCATCACTTCCGGTGCGTCACAGTCACCGCCAAGGTCAAGAATGCGCTCATGCCCCGTATGCAGGCAGGATTTGTATCCTGAAACTGTCTGCTTCAGCGCTTCTGTCAATTCGGCGTTTCTGCGCTCTGCGGCTTCCAGCTCATCCAGCGCCACCACAAGAGCGCTGGAAAGTGCAGTTGTATATTCTGAATCGCAGTAACTGGCGCATATACACCCGCCGTCGGACTGCCGAACAGTTAGAGCCCATTGCTGGCAGAAGTCGCAATCGCGCATTACCGCGTTGCCCCAGTTATGTTTATTTCGCTCAGGAATACGCACAGCCTGTTTGTCGATGTTGCTCATTGGGCGGCCTCCCAGCAGATTTGGACTGCGTAGTCGCTTTTTGCTCGACGAACTTTTCCCTCCACCTCTAGTTTCTTCAGGCGGCGCAGTATGTATGCGGTATCAAGAGGCCAGTATTTTCGGCGGAGAATGTTGGTCATAACGTAGGTCATGCATCGACCGTGCGCTGTCAGTGCCTGAATGATTTCTTCGTCGGTTGGCTTGCTCATGACTGCACTCCTTTGCGAAGCTCGTCGGCGAAGTTCTCAGCATCAGCGGCCATGCCAGCAGCCTCTTCAGACATCCTCATGCTTCGGCTACGCAGAGCCTGCTGTCGTTCTCGCTTATGTGCGGCAAACATCTCCACACCCTGCGCCCGCACTTCAGCCAGGAAAGCGTCCGTCGTTGTCGTATCGACGCGGATGCTGTCACGCAGGATAAAGAACGCATCGAGCATGCCTGTTTCAGGAGTTTCATCCTGATGCTTCTCATACGCATCCAGAGCCTTCATCATCTCAGGTCCGAATGGCTGAGGGTGCGCAGCCTTCAGCCCCGTATTCTCCGCAGCCAGCGCCGCGCACATGGCATCTGCTTCGGCAATTTTACGCACAAGATACTCGGCGTTGGTTTCGTTAACCTTCAGATCGCGTGGAATGCACTTGCCACGCAGAAAACCTTCCATCTCAAATAATTTCATACCCCTACCCTCCCCCAAACCATCAATACCCTTCTCATCGCCGGACTGTTTCGGCACTCCTGGCAGATCACGTTTGTGTCCGTCCGCTGAATTAACTTCGACTTCCCCTGCTTTATGCCCGGTATCGTGTCAGGGGCGTAGCGCTTGCCGTAACTGGTAAGGCTGTACAGGCGCTGGCCGTATTTTCCTTCACAGCTGATCAGGCCGTCGGCCAGCAACGTGCTCACCGTCCCGGATATCTTTTTGGTGTCCATACCGATAAGTCCTGCCAGTTTGACGCTGTTCAGGCCCGGGTTATTACGCAGGGCTGCCAGGACCTGCTCACGGATTGTTATGGTCATTTCCTACCCTCCGGATCCCGTATTCACGAACGATTGCGAGCGAGATTACGGCTATTTCCCAACTCGATTTGTAAAGTGCTTTTCGCTTTTCATCGGTATCAACGCGCTCTATCCAGGCTGCATCGCCTTTCGAATATTCGTTGATTACGACATAGTCATCGCTGCATGCTTTCACGCTGCCCCCTTGGAACGGTAGGAATCCCAGGTGAATGACAGCGTGCACCCGCCTCCATCGCTCATGCGATCAAGAACGCGTTCGCCGATGAATGCAGCCAGTTCTTCCCGGGTCTGGTTGCTGATCAGGATGGTTGGCTTCATCCGCTCATAACGGGTGTTGATGATTTCGAACATGATCAACTTCTCGGCGTCGCTTCCGAACTGCACGCCGACCTCGTCGATAATCAGCAGGTCGGGCTTCGTGAAGTAACGGATCACTTCGTCTTCAGTACGGCTTGACCCCTTCGACCAGGTTGACTTGTACTCCCTGGCAATTTTCAGCGCGGTGGTGAACACAGCTGAGCTTTGGTGCTCGGTGATTGCATGCCGGGCGATAGCCAATGCGAGGTGGTTCTTGCCGGTTCCAGGCTTGCCACACATCACCAGGCCGCCACCCTTCTGCAAACGCTCAGGCCAGCGGCTGGCGTATGCCTGACAGACCTTCAGGGCGCGTTTCGCTTCTTCGTTCACCGGTTCATAATTCTCCAGTGAACAGGATTCAAACCTGGCCGGGATGCTCAGTCCATCCAGCAGGCGCTCGATGTTTCTTTTGCGGGCTGCTTCGTTGATGCTAATTCTTTCCGACTTCAAGCGGACCAGCTCCTCTTTGAGGCATTCAGGGCAGGAGCTTGGGCGCGGGGGAATTTTCACGACAGAGTTTAAGAAATGCCTGGTCCTGCATTCAAAGGGGCCATGCGTTTCGCAGTTCTCGGTGCTGATAGTTAGCTCGATATCTTCATGCTGAACTGGCGGCTGGCTCAGCTCAGCAATGCGTTTCTCAAGTTGATTTATTTTTTCATCCAGCGTCATGATCAGTCCCTCGCCCATGCAGGAATTTCAGTCTGGCCATAGTCTTTGCCAGCAAAGTTCTCAGATACCCGAGACTGCGCGCGAGGCGTCTGCTTGGCGATCTTTGGCTCAAACAAACCCTGCCAGCCATTCGCGATGCTCTGGTTGATGATTTCTTCAGGTTGGTATCCGCTGCATTTGCAACGTTCGAGCAGGTTGATGGCCTGAGTTACCGTCTGCTGAGACTTGATCGGTTTCTTCAGGTCACGACGATAATCGACCCATGACTTCCAGACTGAAACTGACAGCCATTCAGGAAGGTCAACACCAGCCGGATCGAACGAAGCCGGTTTGGGGGATTTAGGGGGTTTATTAATATTGTCTTTATTGTCTTTTGTAATAGTGTCTTTTGTGTGTCCCCATTTTGGTGACAGGGTTGTCACTGTTTTGGTGACACTTTTTGTCACCACCATAGGGACATTGTCACTATTATGGTGACAGTCACTACCGTGGTGACATTTTGGCGCAGGTTTAGTACCTGGAATCACCCACTCGCTCAGGTTTTTGTTGGGCCCGATCAGCATGCCGTCGGACACCAAAACATTCATCGCAAGGAGTTCGTTTTTGGCGGTATTAACCTTCTGGCGAGGCAGCCTGGTCAGCTCAGAAAGTTGTGAGTCTGCTATGCGGTCCATCTTCTTGTTGAACCCATAGGTTTTGCGGCAAACAGCATGAGCTACCTTGGCCTGATTTTTGGTCAGGTTCGCGCCGATAAGCTCCTCATACAACTCGTTTGCCAGACGGGTGTACCCATCGTCTGTATCGGCCACGCGTTGCTCCTGTATTCCCGAAACTACAGCGGGAAAGTTGAGAATTTCTGCGGTGTTTGACATACTTACTCCCGTTACTTGGCGTAACACAGTGTCTTGAAAGCCGTTGCTGCTACCAACAGCGCGGCTTTCGCCTTTTCAGAGCAGACCAGGCTGCTGCTGCTCACGCTTAACGCGCTTCTTTTCGAACTTGTCTGACGGAACCTGCTGTTTCTCCGCCCAGAGTTTTGCGTGTCGTAACACGTCATCGAAAATCCTCCCCTTGCGACTGGCCTGTGACATACGCTTGTACATATCGACGGCCTGAAATGCCCCCCCCTGAGCCACCGCTATGGTGAATCCCTGTTTAATCAGTTCATCGCGCACATGCTTCTCGATAAATTCGATGTGGTTCATGGTCTTCTCCGGTTACATGACGCCCAGCATCGATGTAACCATCGTCATCAATGGCCCTACCTGCTCCGGCATGAGGCGGAACAGCGACGCTATACCTTCGCTTACCTCTTTCAGCTTCTGATGCTCTGGAGCGTCCAGCAGGACGGCCTGCTTAGCTTCGGCACACTCTTTCATCGCAGAGGCTATCAGCGACATCGTGTCGTTCTGCGGTGCCAGGCGGTTGCGAAATTCCAGTGGAAGTACCGCCATGATTGCGGGCGTCAGCTGGCGCACGTTCTCGCGGTACTGCTCAGAGTCGAAACGGTTATCCAGAAAGCGAAACAGTTTCTGGCGCGCCCGGCTGATGTCTTCTGGGAAGCTTATGGCAGTCCCGCCCTGCTCCCGGTATTCGTTGATGATCAGCGCTGACACCACGTCCTGGTTGTCCAGCGCCGATGACCATGCCCGGACCGCATCGCGGATCTTTTCGTGGTCTGGCGTCGCCTTAGCTTGAGCGCGGTTTATCATCGCTCCCAGGTGTATTCCGGTATTGTGTTGATACGCAAGTGAATGCATTGCTTTCCCTTTCGTTGTTAAGGCCGCCGGTCAGGCGGCATTGTTGTCGGCCGGTGACGGGAACAGCGTCGGTAAGTCAGGGCGAATCTGGTATGCCTGAATCTCGCCACCAGTTGCTTTTACGATGCTGTTCACATGCTCCGGAGAAACCTTTGCTTTGTTGTGTAGCCACTTGTAAACCGCCTGCTGCGACACTGCGCACGCTTCACCAAGGGCTTTTTGAGAGCCGACAATGGTGATAGCGGTTTTAATGGTTGGGTTCATAACAACCTCCGTAGTGAATATGAAAGAAGAATAAAACTATGGTTGTATTTAGTCAACAACCATTTTCGTTTGATGGAATAAAACCATGGTTGTACATTGCGCGTATGAAAACGACACTCGCTGAAAGATTGAAAGAAGCCAGGACATTACGAGGCCTTACGCAAAAGGCTCTCGGGGATCTGGTTGGGGTGAGCCAGGCGGCTATCCAGAAGATTGAAACAGGAAAAGCCAACCAGACAACAAAGCTGGTTGAGCTTGCTAATGCGTTAAAGGTAAAGCCTGAATGGTTGAGTTCTGGTGAAGGCGCTATGCTTCTCACTGGGCAGGATGAAGCCATCCCACCGTCTGATCAGTGGGGTACCGTTGAGCCTTGGGATAATTCAACCCCATTACCTGATGACGAGGTAGAAGTGCCATTTCTAAAGGATATTGAGCTGGCCTGCGGCGATGGGACGTTCCCTCGCGAAGATTACAATGGCTATAAACTCCGCTTCTCAAAAGCGACTCTACGCCGAGTTAATGCCCACAGAGAAAGTGTTATCTGCTTCCCCGCACATGGGAATAGCATGGAGCCAGTTATTCCGGAAGGAACGACTGTCGCTATCAATATTAACGACAAAAAGATCGTAGACGGAAAGGTTTACGCCATCAGCCAGGATGGATGGAATCGCTTAAAAATACTTTACCGTGTGGGCCCGAACAGGCTGAGCATTCGCAGCTTTAATCATGTCGAACACCCAGACGAAGAAGCGGACCTTGATAGCGTCCAGATAATCGGAAGAATGTTTTGGACATCAACAATATGGTAGGGAAGCAACTATGAAAAAATTCTTATGGGCAGTATTATTTCTGACACCTCTGGCGGCCAATGCGGAAGAGTCGGCTCTCGATCAGCTAAAGCAATCACCAGCTGCAATCTGTAAAGACCACGCACAGCCAGATCAGTGCAAGGTAGCAGTCCAGGCTACGATGCTGGCGGTTTATAACATCACTTCGCTTGATGCTGGATGCGAGAGTAGTTCTGACGAAGTTAAAGCAAAAATGAACAATGAGCTGAAAGCGCAGTGCGCGGCAGCCAAAGAGATCTCCGATTACCTGAAAAGCCAAAACAGATAAATACTCCCCACCCATGAAACCTCGCTCCGGCGGGGTTTTTTATTGCCCAAACCCCACCACCAAATATTTCTTAAAAATAAATTCCTTTCAAATACAACCAAATAAAACCAATACAACCATTAATACAACTATTGTTGTTGACGATAAAACAACTATGGTTTTTAATGAGTCCATCGAAACGAAACATCGACAGCTGAGCGAAGTTAGCCAGCGGCGGACAGCAAGTCGCCTGCTTTTTTAACAGCATGCAAAGTCGGAACAGCACTCGGTAATCCTGTTTAGACCCTAACGCACAAAATGCGGCGTATCACCGGCGGCGAACCGGTCGGTGAGAAGGCTACCCCCTCGCGAGAGCGATAAAGGCGTGGGAACGGGCAACACTGGCGGGATGAGAGGTGCGAAGCGCAAACAGATTTATTCCAGTCCATTCGAAGCTGAGTGGGCTGGGCTGAATCAACCCACGCAACAAAGGAGCTTCTATGCGACGGCAAAGCTATATCGCTCACAAATAATTGGTACCACAAATGCTTTCGGAAACCCCGGCGATGTCGGGGTTTTTGGTGAGTGCTTTGGGCTGGCAGACGGTTATCAGCTAGTTGGTGAGGTAATGGCTCACCAAGGCGACGACGGCCTTCCTTGCTTCATTGTGGGGAGCCAGCACCAAAGCATTTCTCCCGCATCAGCGGGCAAATCATATGAGGTGAAGTATGAAAGAGACAATAGCAATTATTGGTGCTGATGCTCTGTTTACGAAGCGTCCTGACATGTCAGAGGTTAGCGACATCATCAGTTATCTGATGACGCGCGATTCATATGCACGCCCAGAGGACGCAGATGGTGATCCGGTTAAGCGGTTCGCCATCGTTTGCAAAATCACGATTGAAGAAATTGATTAAGGCTGCCAGTGGCGGCCTTTTTTACGCCCGTCAGCGGGTAACGACAGAGGGTAAGACGATGGAGTGGATTAAGTGTAGTGAAAGGCAGCCGCTGAAAAATCGACTGCTACTGCTTTTTGTGGATGGTGATTATGAGTTTGGAAAGTTGCAGGAAGATGATTTTTGGATCTACACAAACGGCGCATTTAAGAAGCGCTATGCACCTCAGGAAGTAACGCATTGGGCAATGCTAAATCACCCTGAATAACCCGCCACGGCGGGTTTTTTATCGGCCATACATAGGCAGATTTTCGAGTCTGCCCATTTATGACAACCGGCGGCCATCCACCGCCCATTGAAACACTGAATAAATGCGTTGAAGTCTTGTATTAACCGTTCCGTTCGCCGCGATAAGGCCAAGAGGAAATCATGGTAAACCAGCAGCAGATCAGAGAGGCCCAACGGCTCGCGTCGTTCGCGGTACTCCATCGCAATGCTCCAGCGTGGGAAGAAGCAAAGCGACTTTACGCCGTCGCCATCGGGAGGACTCTTCACTGATGGAAACTTTATTCGCGCTCGTCCTGACCGTGGCAATGACCAACGGTGACTATCAGGATGTCATTCTCGGCGTTTACGACAGCCAACAGGAATGCAGCCAGGCAGCTACAGAGCAGAAAGTGTCAGCTGAGTGCTGGCCGGTAGAAAGCATCCTCCGCAACGGCGAGTTCCCGGCGAAAGACATCGCGCAGCACTAACCCCCTATTCAACCGATCGGCCTGGCTAAAAGCGGGCGGGATCTGCACATCAAAATTTCAGGAGAAACCATGAGCGAAGTAACGGACTTAACTGTCATCGAAATCAAGCCGGAACAGGCGCCAGTGCTTTACGTAGCTGGCGGACTTGATGCGTATCTCGAGCAAATCCGCCAGGCAGTGAACGAAGTGCCGGACCTGTCCACGAAGAAAGGCCGTGACCGAGTAGCCTCTCTGGCGGCGCAGGTGTCACGCAGCAAGACGGCAATTGAAAAGCCAGGCCGTGAGTACCTGAAGCGCCTGAAAGAGGCTGTGCGTCCGGCTGAGGCCGAAATTAAGCGGTTCGTTGATGCTTGTGACGAGCTACGCGATGCGACCCGCCGACCACTCACCGAATGGGAAGCCGAGCAGGAACGCATTAAGGCTGAAGAAGCCATGAACGCGATGCACGCCGAAGCGCTGGTGATGAACGAAGAGTTCGACCGCCAACGCGTTGCGCAGATCGAAGCAGACCACGAAATGGCTTTGCTGATGAATGACGCTTTCGATCGTGACCGCGAAGAGCAGCGCCGTCTGGCGGAACAGGCTCAGCGTGAACGTGACGAGCGACTGAAGCAGGAGGCGTCTGACAAAGCCAAGCGCGAAGCCGAAGAGAGACATAAAGCGGAACTTGATGCTGCAGCGCGTCGCGAAGCTGATGAGAAAGCTCGCGCTGATGCCGCAGAGCGTAAACGCAAAGAAGACGCTGACCGTGCAGAACGTGAGAAACAGGACGCCATCGCTGAAGAAAAACGCAAAGCGCAGGAAGAGGCAGATCGCATCAAGCGTGAAGCTGAGGCGAAAGAAAAAGCCCGTCTGGCCGAAGAGCAGCGTAAAGCCGACGAACAGGCAAAGCGCGAAGCTGATGTGAAGCACCGCAAGACGGTCGGCACCAACATCGTTAACGCGCTCACCAGCAACACCAGCTTAACCCGCGAACAGGCTATCGAAGTGCTCACCGCTCTGAAAGATGACCTGATCCCCTGCGCGAAAATTCATTACTGAGGTGAACCATGAATATCACATGCGAGTGCGTGGACATGCGCACATCTGTTGGCCCTCACAACACCATCAAAGTTGAGATGGAAGGCGTTGTGCTGGCCGGTACCGTTAAAACCCGTGACGTACTCCCCCAGCTCGACGGCGCAGAAGTCATCGAGTGGCTGGCTGCACAGGGTTACGTCATCACTCATCAGGAGCGTGCAGCATGACGGCAGCAGAACGGTGGGATGAAGAGTCGTTCCTGCGCCTTATGCGCGACGTGTTGCCAGATAAGCCAGAGGGCGACGAGGAGCCGGTTAACCTGGCCGCCGAAAGGCAGAACCCGGTTATTAGCTGGGCAGAATTTGCAGGAGATTTCACATGAACCTGAATCTGTTAGACGAGCCATTCGCCATTGATGATATCGAGTGGCGAATTCAGCAAGCCGGCAAAAGTGGTAACAAGATTTGGGCCAAGGTGCTGGCCTACGTTACCAACCGGGCAATCATGAAGCGTCTCGATGAAGTATGCGGTAAGGCTGGCTGGCGTAACGAATATCGCGACATTCCGAATAACGGCGGGGTTGAGTGCGGCATCTCCATCAAGGTGGATGGGGAGTGGATCACTAAATGGGATGCAGCTGAAAACACCCAGGTGGAAGCGGTTAAAGGCGGGAGGTCAGGGGCGATGAAACGTGCTGCTGTCCAGTGGGGGATCGGACGTTATCTCTACAACTTGGATGAAGGCTTCGCCATTGTCTCGGCGGAGCGAGCGCAAGGATTCCACTATGCCAAGTCAAAAGAAGTTGGAGTGTTTTACTGGAAACCCCCTGTCCTGCCAGCCTGGGCATTACCTGCCGGGTCGGTGCATGAGCAGAGCGAACCACAGCCCGCAGAGCAAACAAACGAGCCAGAGTCACCTCAAAGCGTGGATGCGGACAAGATACTAGCCGCGTTCTCTTCCTACGCCAATCACGAAACGGACATCAAGAAGTTAACTGAGCAATACAGAAAGACCTGGGCGGAGCTTAGTGGCTATGTAGAGCACCAGGAAAAATGCAAAGACGTCACTGGCATCAGACGTTCAGAACTTACACAGGCGGCATAAATGGCAAGTAAAGGCGTAAACAAAGTGATCCTCGTCGGCAACCTCGGGCAATACCCCGAGGTCCGTTATCTTCCGTCCGGAGGCGCAGTATGCAGCCTGACGCTGGCGACATCGGATTCATGGCGAGATAAAGCCACCGGCGAGCTCAAAGAGCAAACGGAATGGCACCGCGTCGTTCTGTTCGGAAAGCTGGCTGAGGTGGCAGGGGAATACCTGCGCAAGGGCTCTCAGGTTTATATCGAGGGCCAACTGCGTACACGCAAATGGACAGATCAGGCTGGCGTGGAGAAGTACACCACAGAGGTAGTTGTAAACGTCGGCGGCACAATGCAGATGCTTGGTGGCCGCCAGGGCGGTGGCGCAGCACCAGCAGGTGGCAGCCCGGCGCAGGGCGGAAATCAGTTCAGCGGCGGCGCACGGCCTCGCGCACAGCAGCAGTCGGTGCCCGCCCAATCTAACGAACCGCCAATGGACTTCGACGACGACATACCCTTTTGAAGCATCTCCCGGTCAGGAGAAACCAATGAACAAATTTACCCCCGAGTATCGAAAATATCTTCTCCGGCCAATCCCTGACCGGAAGCTTTCACCCTCTGAGCGAGCCGATCGCAAAGAGCTTTACCAAATCATCCAGCAAGAAAGAGCCAAAGACGATTCACCCCCTGCCCCATCCAACTACACGCCAGCTGACCCATACCTCAACGACAATCGCAAAGGCCTCGGCGGCGCTTCAAGGAGTGACTAATGACTCACGCTCAAGACGACATCATGGTTGGCACACTGTGCCTTCCCTTCATTGGTAACGGCTGGCTAATGCCATGGGGTGAAGTGGTCAGCAATCCATTAAAGGCGCAGCGGCTCGCTGAGGAATATCGGGAGAGACAGGAGGCAGCATGACAGCGAAATACTCACTTCTGTATGTCGATCCGCCCTGGTCTTACGGCAACACCATCAGCAACGGCGCCGCTGCCGACCACTACTCCACCATGAAGCTCATCGACATAAAGCGCCTGCCAGTTTGGGAGCTGGCCGCCGAAAACGCGGTGCTGGCGATGTGGTACACCGGCACGCATAACCAGGAGGCGATCGAACTGGCCGAAGCCTGGGGCTTTACCGTGCGCACGATGAAGGGCTTTACCTGGGTGAAGCTGAACCAGAACGCAGAACTGCGCATCAACAAGGCGCTGGCTGAGGGTGAAGTCACCGACTTTTACGACTTCCTCGATCTGCTTAACGCCGAGACGCGCATGAACGGAGGAAACCACACCCGGGCAAATACCGAAGATCTGCTGATTGCTACCAGAGGCGCCGGGCTGGAGCGAAAGCATGCCGGGATTAAGCAGGTGGTCTACAGCCCGCTCGGCTCGCACAGCGAAAAGCCGTGGGAAGTGCGCCACCGTCTGGAACTGCTTTACGGTGATGTGCCACGCATTGAGTTATTCAGCCGCAGCGCGGCGCCGGGCTGGGATGCTTGGGGGAATGAAGTTGATGGCGATGTGAAGCTTGTTCCTGGGAGATATGAAAATGCCGAGTAGAAACTGCCCTGAATTAACTGCCGAAATGGTTAGAGAGCTTCTGGAATATGACCCCACAACAGGGCTGCTGACCTGGAAGACTTGTCGCAAAAAAGTCCAGAAAGGTAGTGTTGCTGGCTCGGTTTGTGGGAACGGTAGAAAGCTTTACGTCAAAGTTAGGATTGGCCGCCTCTATCGCGCGCATCGCCTCATTTGGCTGATGGTGACAGGTGAATGGCCAAAGTATCACATCGATCATGTTGATAATGACGGTACGAATAACCGATGGTCCAATTTGCGTCTGGCTACGCTAAATCAGAACCAGCACAACCGAGAGTTAAGCAGAGCGAATTTAACGGGATATAAAGGCGTATCTCGGTCTAAAAACTTATCAAAACCATACCGTGCAAATATCACAATAGGCCGTGAGCGCCGCCACCTTGGATACTACCGTTCGGCTGAAGAGGCTGCTCATGCTTACGATGAATCTGCTCGAGAGCTATTCGGCGCATATGCGCGACTTAACTTTCCACATGAAAACGAGTTAGCAGCCAGAAAATTGCTACCCGGCTGCGCCATCGATGTTGTGAAAACGGAGGCCGCATGAGACCAGAATCAGAAAACGCCATTCGCGCAGCCTGCCGCCGCTGCACCGAGGAAATCCAGCAGGCCATGCGCAAGAAGCCAAAGCCAAACTGGAACGAAACGGTGCCTCCCATCATCAACAAGCATCACAAGAAAATTGAAGCTCTGGGAGTTAGCCTCCTCGAGTTCGTCGTATACACAGGGCGGCTTAATCGCCGCTTCGGAGTTGATTCATGAGCGATTCGATAGCAAACGGCGCGAAATTAACGCCGGAAACATTCGCAGATTTCATTGAACGTTTGACATATCACCATCGGGGGGAGGGTGTTAATCGTCACGCCACCGCCGATCCGATTTTCATGGTCCAGAAGCAGGCAACCATTTATGGCCTGACGGAGGAGTTCGGAGAATCGAAGATAGTCCATGTCGAAGACTGCGAATGGGATAGCCCGCAAGAATATTGGGACGATCTTGATGAACAGCAGCAGGAAGAGTTAAACGCCTTCTGCATTGACCAGTGCGATACAGCATTTACCGACCTCGACGAAGACGCTCAGTGGGAAGTGCTGGCTGACCTTGACGGCCACACTGTCTGCGGAACTCGTAAAGAGTGGCAGAACATCAACGCTCATTTTACCCGTGAAGCAGCGGAGGCTTTCATTCTCCGCAAACAGCATGATTATCCACCTCTGCGGGTCTACGTCGAAAGCATGTACTTCGGCTGGGAGTATCAGGAAATTATACGTGCTCTATGCGACGGAAGATTGGTGCTAGCCGAAAAAAATGGCGGTGCAACATGAAGGCACTAATCACCAGGTCGCTATCGCGGCCTTTTTTATTGCTGGCGTTCACCTTCAACCGAATTAACCGACAGTTCCGGGAGCATTGACCATGGCCGATATCATCGACACCGCAGCAGAGATTGAAGAGCTTCAGCGTAACACTGCCCTTTCCGCTCACCGCATCGACCGCAACGCCGTATCAGCTGAGCGTTGTGAAGAATGCGACGAACCAATTCCCGAGCCGCGGCGCGCAGCCGTTCCCGGCTGCCAGACGTGTGCGGAGTGCCAGGGTGTGATCGAATTAAGGAACAAGCAGAGAGGACTGTCATGAACAACCGACAAGCCCGTAGGCTGCTTGGTGCTCACATCAATAACACATATCGAATCAGCAATAGACGCTGGTTGGTTTGGGGTAGCAATTGGCCTTTTGTTTGGGTGCACGCTAAGCCATCACCGCGGCAGAAAAGGAAAGCCAAAGAGGTTGCAGCATACCGAAAGGAATTAAAGCGCAATCAGGAGTCAGCCAATGTTCCGGATAATCCAGCCTAATACCTGGTACGCCGATCCCCACGGCGCGCCATGCAAAATCCTCCGCGCTACCCACGAAGTCATCCACTACATCCGCTACGGTCGCACCTGCATCGCCAGCATTGGCCGCTTTAATCAGGATTTCGAGCCGCTGACCAAAGCACAGGCCGAGCGGATCGCCGAAGAAATCGAAACAGCAGATCACCTGAAAAAGCTGCGCGCCCAGCGTGCGGCGTAAGGAGAACTATGAGCACCATTCAGGACATCCGAAACCAGCTATCAACTCTGGTAACCGAGGCGCACAAGGTTGCATGCGCCCTCGATATAGGTGACGAGCGAACAGAGGCCTTTGAGCTATATGAAGCGCTTCGTCGACTTCAGCGGCAGGGCGCCGCCGGAGAGATTCTCTCAGCAACCAACCCTCTTCTCGCCTCGCCATATTACGACGAGGACTGGGACGAAGATGAAGACGACTGACGCAACTGATAGCCAGTTATGAGCTGGCTATTGGGTGCGAAAGCACTGCTCCGTTATCCCTTTTTGCCCGGCCACGCGCCGGGTTCTTTTTGCCTGGAGAAATTAGATGAGCAATAAACCAGATAACTTCGAGTTGATGAGCACTCGCGACATCTGTTTGCAGTTAAGCATTTCACCCAGAACACTGGAGCGTTACCGCAAACGCCCGGACGACAGCAATCCATTTCCGGATCCAGACTGCTCGTATATGGGCGGCTCCAATAAGTGGCTTAAAACAAAAGTTCATGCGTGGCAGTTACGTGAAATGTCGCGGCCGGTTCGCCGCCCTATGTCTCACCTGAACCTACCACGCGATGTTAAAGGCCGTCTCACCCGACCTGACGCGGCGTGA